GGCGCCATGTTCGGGAGAGAGACCACGCCGATCTGAGCAATGACTCCCACCGGGTCTTTCTTGAACCAGTGGAAGAACTCCTCGATCGAGCCGGCGCCTAGCGCTGCATTGGCGATCGGGTTGGACGGGATGGCATCCCTTTCCGCCTTATTCGCGCCATACTTGCCGAGCTGGCCGGCCAAGCCAACCGCGCGCTCTTGGGCCAGCGCCTCGTGGTATTTCTTCCGGTCCGTCCAGTGCTGGATCTTCTTTGCGCGCTGCTCTTCGCTCAGGTTCGGATCGGCCTGTGCCTTCTCAATCGCGGCGTCGGCCTGGCTGATCGCCTGCCTATCCACCGAATTGTTGCCAAAATTCTGGAAGACCTGAAGGCCCAGCTGCTGGTTGCGTAGGTTGAGCGCGCCTGTTTTCAGGTTCTCAGCCGTGCGCCAGCTCCAATCGTGGGCGGCGGTGTATGCCTTGGCGGCCTTCTCGACCGCGGCAAGGTTGGACACGTCATCCCAAGCCACCTTGGCGTTGTCTGGCTGGGCCATGAAGGTGGTCGTTGCCGGACGGTCCTGCAGATCCTGCTTTGCCTGGCGCATCTGCTGGCGGCGCGTGTAGTCGGGCAAGGCCTGCTCGACCACATCGGGCGGGAGGTTTTCGTCGGCGCCGAGCTTTTCCGCCTGGGCCCGCTCATCCGGGTTGTTGCCGACGGACTGCTCGAGCGACAGATCCACGGCATGGCCATCCGCGGCCTTGCCGTCGTTGTTCAGGGAATTTCGGAAGGCATCAAGGTCCAGTTCCGCCGGCGCGCGGTTGGCCGGCGCCGGCTCGGCCGGCGGTGCGCCCGGCACCTGAGACGCGGCGGCCGGGTCCGATAGGCTCTTGCGGAATGCCTCGAGGTCAATCACGGCCATTACTTGGAAAACTCCAGGGCGCGCGTGATGTTCTCGAGGGTGACCGGAGTGCCGGTGTCTTTGAGGATCTGGATGATCGCCGGCAAATCTTTCTGTGGGATACCGGTCGCGGTAGAGATCCCCGGCAGGGCCGTCGTCGAGGTATCAAGCACGAAGCCGGCCTCGCCTTCGGTGCCGATCGTATCCACTCGGGTCTGGGTGTCCGTGAAGCCGCGCCGGCCCCACCAGCCGCCCTCCGGCGCTTCGCCCGACAGGACCAACCCGGCACCGTATTTGACCAGCTCGGTGCGGGTCGGATACTTGCCCTTGTTGTCCTCGACGTACTGGTCGACGTAGCCCGTCATCGAATTGCGCAGGTTGTCGATCGTCAGCGCGTTGGTCTTTTTGTCCAGGCGGCGGGCGGCAACGATCTGGCTGGCCACGTTGTCGGCGTCCGAGTAGGAGCGCCGCTTGTTTTGGTCTTCCTCTTGCAGACGCAGCAGCTTGGCTTCGGCGCTCTTCTCGCGGCGCAACAGATCCAGGCCCCTGTCGAAGTGCGCGTCGTCCAGCCGGTTGCGGTATTTCGTCTGGTAGTCGCCGGCGTCCATATCGGCCAGCTCGGCGGCATCCATCCCGACGAACTCGGTCCAGGCTTCCGACTGGTGGATCGGCTCTTTGCCTTCTGCCTTGGTGCGGGCGTACCGCTCCATCGCGGACAGTGTGGTGCCGTCCAACTCGGTGCGCTGCGCGGCCGTCAGGCTGTCCGTGGAGCCATCGGTGGTTACCGTCTCCCAGGCCGAACGCTTGACCTTTTGCCGCTCGTTGGCCTCGAGGCTCAACCGCACGTCGATCGCCGACTTGACCCGCTTGGTGGTCGCGTCGCGAAGTTTCGGGTCTTCGATCTGGTTGACGGCCTCGACCATCGACGCATCGCTCAGTCCAGACTTCAAGATCTGGTCCGATTCCTCTTGCGACTGCCCGACCAGATCCTGCTCGTTGCGGGCCGTCTCGAAGGCGAAGTTTCGCTTCAGCCGGTCTTCGACCTCACGGCGCACCGTGGGGTTTCGGATCTTCGCCGCCATAGCCAGCTTCTTGTCGATGTCCTCGACGCTGCCGGTGGCATCGATCCGGTCGGTCTCGTCGATCGCCACCCGGGCATTGACGCCGGGCATGGCCTTTCGGGCCATTTCGACGCGCATGTCCTCGGGGATCAGATCCGTCGGCGAGCCGTTCTTTTTCCGTGGCGGCAGCTTATCACCCGGCGACCAGCCCTCGGGGACGCCCAGCTCCGCGAATTGATCTTGCGGCGCCATCATCGTGACCCGGCTGGCCGCGTAGTCGATTGAGAACTCGCGGGCCATCTTCGCGGCCTCGACTTCGCTTAGGAAGCCCTGTTCGCGCATCGACTTGATCGATTCCTTGGTCGCGCTCAGCAGGCTTTCGCGGGTAGCGGAATCGGAGGCCGACAACAGCGCCGTCCGGTTGGTGTCGAGCATCCCGGCCAGCTCGGCCAGATTGTGGTTTCGGCGCTTGTCGAAGGCGACAACACTTGTGCGCGCGGCGCCCTGCGCGATATCGACCTTCGTTTGGTTCTGATAGGCGCCGAGCGCTTCGCCGAACAGGCCTTCGCCGGACTGATCCCGCAGCTTCCCCAGGTCTTTCGAGTAGCGTTCCTCGACGGTCTCGAAGTCCTGGTCCTGGGCATACTTCGCGTCCAGCTCAACCTTGCCGGCCAGGAAGTCAGAGCGCGACTTGGCGAGGCCCTGGCGCTGCAGCCCCTGGACAAGGTTTTCAGTGTCGATGCCGATCTGCTTGGCGATCTGCGCCTGCTGCTCGAAGCCTTGCGCAGCGGCGGACTGGACGATATCGCCGCGGAACGAGACGACGTTGCGATCCGAGCGCGGCGTCGGGCGCGGGCCCATGTCCTCAATTGTTGGAAGGCGGGCCATCGTTAATCTCCGTAGCCGTAGCCGTACTTCTCAACGAAGCTTGGCGAGGTGCCCGAAAGAGTCGTGTCCGGGCTGGCATAGCTGCTGTAACTGCCGGCGATCTTCGTCGCGCCCGAGAACACGGTTCCAAAGGCCTTTTGATTCCCTATTTGCTTGGCGATCTTGCCGGCGCGGGCCTCTTGGTTGCCCTCGAATACCTTTGTGGCGGCCTGGGTTTCCAGGTTCCGGGCGCGCTCTTCGCCGGTGAACAGCTCATTGAGCGCCCGAAACTCGCCCTCCGCGCCGATGTTACCCAGGATGTTCTCGACCGACGGGTCATAAGCGCCGGCGCCGCTCGCCGCGGCCCTGGCCAGCGCCTTCGAGGACAACAGCTTCGATCCCCGGCGCATTTCCAAAGCGCCGCGCTGGGCGCTGGCACGTTCCTGGCCGGCGATCTGCCGGGCCTGTGTGGCTTGATGGTTCAGGACCGTCTGCCGGGCGTTGGCGGCGTCCTGCTCGGCGCGGCCAGCGGCGGCCTGGGCGCTCGCTTGCGCGGCCGCCGCGACCGCTGTCATGACCACGGTGGCAACAAGCATCATTGTTGTGGTTATTGCCATGAGAAGACCCTCATATACGATTCTTGGACTGGACCGAAGCCGAGCCGGTCGTACAGCACGGCGAGTTTTTTAGGGCTTGTCGGCAATTTGGCAAAGGTGACGATGTTGACCTTTTCGGCCTTCGCATCGTCCAGCACCCGACGCAGCAAGGCCAGGGCAGTCGTCTTCGGCGCCCGGTCATATACCCAGAAAAAGTGCTCCGACGTTTCGATCAACGCCATGTTCCACAGATATGGCATTGTCGATACACCAAGGCCGCCGACGACGACGCCATCGGCCTCGGCCAGATAGACCCGAAACGCCGGCAGGAAGACCACCGCCGCAACAGATTCGGAGATATCCTCGGCCATGAGATATTCGACATCCGCCTGCTTTGCGAACGCCCTGGCGCCCTCCACGATGGCCGGCAGGTCATCCTCGACAGCAATGCGGATCGTGACGGTCACGTCTTATCGTGCTCTTCGATGCCGGCCACGACGCCCATCACGGTGGCCGGTCGCGGGGCATTCATTTCGAGGCACATCCGCTCGTCCGTGCCCCAACCGCCGGGCCATTCAAACATATCGAGATCATAGTGAGCATGGATTGAATCGGTGTCGACCTCGGCGCCCTCGTTGTCGATCAGCGGCAGATCGTCCAGGACGTCGAAGCTCGGGCCGTACTTGATGCCCTGCGCGTGAGTGTTGGCCAGCACCATCCCGATGTGCGACATGCGCTTGCGCTGGGTTAGGGCGGTCCCCAGGCTCGAGGCATAGGCCAGCTTCGTCGACTTGAAGCGGCCCATGTACGTCAGGCCGACGATGCCGGTGGTTGCCGAGTAGGCTACGCCCTCGTTGGTCAGCGAGATCTCGCCAGACCCGTCGACCGTGAACGTGGCGATCGCGCCGGCGGCGTCTTTCAGGCAGAGGCCGTCCGCCCAGACGACGACAGATTCGCCGATCAAGTGCGTCAGTCCGGTGACTGTCGCCGAGGCCGGGCTGTTGGTGAACTCGATGAAGGAATCTGCTTGCTTGTTGAGGGTGCCGCCGACGCATTCGCTTTCCAGCGCCCACTTTTCGAGATAGCGCACGGTCGCCGAATTGATCACCCGCTCGACCTCATAATAGACCGCGTCTTCGATTGCGCCCGGCAGGACAACCACATCCAAGACCAAGCCGTCGGTCTCGATATCGAGCCAGCACAAGACTTCGTTATCGGGCTCGCGGAGCAACATTCCGACCGTGCCGTCCGAGCGAACACAATGAATCCGGGTGTCCGGCTGGCGTTGCACGGCCATCGCTACAATCGACGGCTCGCCAATTTCGGGGACGATGTCCGTCAGGTCGGTCGGCGCATAGCCGTTCTTGTTGATGTTGTAGGCCAGCTCGAAGATCCGCGTGCCACCGCGCTGCAGGAATATCCCGCCCTGATCGACCTTGACCGCCGCCACTGTCGCGGAGCCCTGTGTGGACGCAGCTTTCAGGTTGAAGTTGCTGGGCGTCAGCAGCTCGTCCAGGGAATTGGAGAGAGCCGATATCTCGGCGCCGGCCGTGCCGGCGATCAGGCGCTGCAGCGGCAGCAGCCAGCTGATGACGTCGACCGGGCCGGCGGCGATCGACCGATTGATCGGGCCGGCATCGCCCTCGAAATCTTCGTCGAAGCTGTCGAACGCGTCCGAGATTGAACCGTAGAAGTTGCCCTTGCCTGCCCACCAAAGCCGGCCCTCGTAGAAAGACGCCGCCGATGGAAAGCCGCGCGCCGTGCTCCATGAGCCCTCGTACCAGTTGCGCGAGGCGGTCAGGCCACCGAAGGCGGCGAGAACCGCGGCATCGACCACGGTGGCGCTGGTGTAGGCGGTCACCCTGGCGACCCCGGTGACGCCGCCGGAAGCATAAGTCAGTGTGGCCGTCGCCGTGCCGGACGTATAGGCGCCGGTCTTGATGCCAATCCGATAAAAGACGATTTGGTTGTCCAGCCCGTCGTCGTGCGTGGTGGTCACCGTCGTCGTCCAGGTCGTGACGTCGGCCCAGGCTCCGGTCTCGCCGATCGAGCGCTGCAGGGTGACGGTCCCGACAAAGGTGCCGGTGATCACGATGTCGAATATTCGGGAATTGCCGACGCCGATCACGCGGATGTCGTCAGTGAATTGGTCTTCTCCGGCGATGGCCAAGGTCACTTGCTGCCCGATCGAGACGATCTTGAACAGGGCGCCGACGTGCGACGAGGCGAAGAATGAACGCGAGGCCGTCAGCGTGATATCGCCGGTCAGCGCCGAAGGCGTCATGGTGATCGTGCTGGTGTTGATGCCCCGGAAGGGCCCGTCCGGCGGCTGGTACAGCGAGATTGCCCAGGACGTTGAGGCCACATTGTACCGATCGATCCGGCGGGTCTCGTAGCCGTCGCAAGCGACGAAGAGCACGTCACCGGACTGGTCGAAGCGGATGTTATCGAGATCGGAAACGCCCCACGGCGCCGGCAGGGAGAAAGCGCCGGACGCATCGACCGCCACCGCATCGACCAGCGACTTGGCCTGGGCGCGGCCAGCAAGCTCGATATGGAAATTGCCCGTCGGGGTGAAGACAAACGAATAAGTCCCGGTGCCCAGCTCCGTCTCGCCGATGTACTCGGCGCCGCCGGTGGTGGAGCCGATCTTGATCGAGACCGGGCCGCGGGCGATCGTGAAGGTCAGGCCATGCTCGACGCTCTGATCACCGCCGGCGACGGTCACCTCTTGGCGACGGATCGCTGCGTTGTAGAGCGTGCCGACCAGCTCCATGTAGCCGCCGGTCAGCCAGGCCGACGCTGCCCCCGCCTCGTCGTTATCCGTCCAGCTGGTCAGCGTCGAATTGAAGGTGCCGTTCGCCACCGCCGTGGAGACGCTGGCCCGGGTGACGACGGCATCGCTGGTCACAAAGCGTAGGCCGCTCGCCGTAACCTCGATCAGGGCGATGTCGGTCGTGCTGAAGACGAAGGGGAGATATTTGGCCACCGCGCTGCCGTTCGTCGGCAGGAGGTACTGCAGGCCGGGGCGCAGGGACATGGAGCCGAGAACGCGCGGCGGCAGATTGGTCTGCACGTCGGCAGAGAAGGCCATGCGTTGGACGTCGAGCCGAGCCAGTGCCTTTGGGCTGACACGCCCACGGTTGAAGGCCAGGAGCGCGACATTGGCTTCACCCAATGAGCTGATCCCTCACGCCGCCGTCGCGGAAGCTGCGGCCACGTCGGCCGCGGCGGGAATTATTCCACTTCCCCTCGGGCATGACGGACGCGCCGGAGTCCTGAGCGTCCTTGGCGGTGGCCCCCTTGAGGAGCCTTTCTACCTCTTTATCGATCATGATGATCCGGTCTTTGCTCCGGGTGATCTTGAAGGCGATCCGGCTGGCCAGGTAGGCCTCGAAGTACCGGGCAAAGGTCTCGGTCCAGTTTGCCAGATCCCCGCCGTAATCGGTGCCGTCGGAAACCATCTTGACGTAGATGAAATCCTGATCCGACCACCAATACCCGGCCTCGTCGGCGAACTGGTTGTCGGTCAGCCGGGACCGGTAGTACTCGTCCGCCGAGACCACGGCGGTTCGGCACCAATCGCTGGGCTTGGCAAAGCCACGCTTGAAGCCGAAGTCGGGGGCGACCGACGGGTCGTACTCCACCCGGGTCGATCGCGTGCCGAAATTCCAGTAGGCCGCCTCGAGGCAGGTCTTGATCGCACCTCCATCGTACACGTCGTCGAGAAGGCGGCGGGGCTCACGGTTCTCTGTGAGCGACGCCAGTTTGCGCTCGCCGCAAAGGAGGAGACTGGCGTTATAAACGAGTAATTTTGTTGCCATGGGTCAGGCCGCGATGGCTGTCGCGTTCTGCAGCAACCAGGCCTCGACGGCCGCCTGGCTTTCAAAGCCATGCTTGATCGTCTCGCCGTCGGAGATCCGCCGGGCGACCCACTTGTGCGCCGGGCCCATCCACTTCGGCTCGTGCGTCTTCGTCTTCGCGACCAGCTCCGAAACCTCGACCAGGGAATACTCCCGGAGCAGCTGCAGCTTGGCGTGCTGCGCGCCGACATGGAGGACTAGATATTCGGCAAACCACGTACCGTCGGCGCACATCGCGCGCACGTCGTCGCCCGGCTTGACGCCGACATCGGCCGCGACGTGCTTCCAATAATCTGGCTGGCATAGATCGTTTGGCAAAGAGCCGGCGGGCGGCTCGACGTGCCACGCCTGCACCTTGGCGCGCTCCGGCCAGATGTGGCTGCGGTTCAACGCGCCGGCGCGGCGCGGAGCCTGGCCTTCGGTATTGTTCGACATGGTCACTCCTAAAAAGAGGGGCGGCCCCGTGAAGGGCCGCCCAGTTAACAGGGAGGAAACGACGTTGCCACCGCTTAAATCAAACGGTGACCGTGGCAGCCACGGCAGTGGCGGCCCCGCCGGCCGTAACGGCGGACACCCGCATCGGCGTCAAGACGCCGGCGGTATCGTAGACCCACACCGGATCGCCGACTTTCATGCCGAGATCCGATCCGTTGACAAAGTAATCCGTCGCGTCGACGTTGGAATCGACGTCGGCCGACGAATAGTGCCACACGGTGTTCCCGCTGATGCTTTGAGCAATGGCAACGGGAGGATTTGCAACAGTATAAGTCATAATTCAGCCCTCCTTAAAGGACCGTGTCGCCGGCTTAGGCGGCCACGTTGCCAGAGTTGTCATGCAGGATCTGCACGATGCCAGCATTCTGGAGCTTTTTCGACCCCATGAAGGTGGACATGCGGCAGTACGAATAGTCCTGCTCGTCGTCGTAGCCGACGCCCACATTCATACCCTCTTTGTCGAGAGCGTGGCCGATGGCGTTCCGATGGTAGATGTAACACTTCTCGGAAGCACCGGAGCCGCCCGCACCGACCGACCCGGTCAGCCGCGGATGAATGATCCAGTTGACGCCAGCCCAGCGCAGGAACGTCCGCACAGGCCCGACAAGGGGCTTGATCTGCACATAGTCGGCACTGGTGAACTCGGGCAGCTGCATCATTTCGCCCCGGAAGCCAGGGCTCACGAGGCCGAACATATTGTGCTCTTCCTCGATATCCACCTGGTTGTCGCCCAGGATGGTCAAAGACTTGGTGACCAAGTCCAGGGAGGCGGTGACCGCCGCACCCGTGTCGTTGGTTGCCGTGTCCAGCTGCGCGATGATGTCGTCGTCGATCTTGCGATTGATGACGCCCATGCTGGTCTGCTGCATGAGAAGCGTTTGATTGCCTTGAGACGCGAAGATGTTGAAGCGCGTCTTGCGGACCAGATCGTGCCACTCGGCCAACGTCGCGGTCGACTGGGTGTTCACGTCGGAGCGGGCGACCAGAAGGCCGTCAGCGCCGCGCGTGGTAGCTACCGCCGAGCCTGAATCGGAGACCAGGAAGACGGCGGCGTTGCCATTGACGTCCGCCTCGGTGACCACCGTGGAGCGGAGTCGGGACTGCCGGTCCTCAAAGCCAAGGATCAGCTCGTTTCGGTACTTTGTTTGATAGGCGCCAGTGTCAGCGGCCATAACAAAACTCCTCGATTGGGGTTTCGGGATGACCGATTACTCAGGGAGGCCGCCTTCAGCTGGCACCGGGGAAGCATTGTTTCATGTGAAACAATGGGCCGGCTTATGCGGTCGGCGGGGCGTCGTGCTCGGTTAGTCTGCCTTCGTGGCGGGGCCCCGCGGTGTGCTGCGGGGGGATGCCGCCGGTAATTACTTTTTCGCTGTCCTGCCTTTATCGCGGGCTTGGATCAGTGTCAAGTACCTGGCCTGCATCGGGGCGTCGGCCTGGTACTTCTTGAAGTCGTCCGACATCACCTTCTCGATCGTCGCGATCTCGCTGTCGATCTGGGCGGCCGGGTCGCCGGCGCCCAGGCCCGGGACTGTGACCAGCGGATCCAGCGCCCGCATGTTGTTGATCATCCAGGCCATATATTCCGGGTCAGCGGCGAGCGGCGTGCCCTCGGGGGTGCGCGCCTCCATCACCTTCTGCTCGATCCCGCCGCCGGCAGCCTTCAACCACGTCTTCATGTCGTTGGTGTTGCGGATGTACTCGGCGCCGTAGGTCTCGCGCAAGGATTCCTCGGCCTTTTGCTTGTCCTCTTTGTCCATCGTGGCGCGCTGGGCCAAGGCATTATCGATGTGACCGTAGTACGCCGCGACGGCGGCCTGGACAACGGCCGGGGGCGCATTGACCTTGTGCATGGACTCGGCCATGGCCTCCATGCCCTCACGGTCGCCTTCTTCGATCTTGATGCCCTCCGGCAGCTTCTCAAGATAGCCCTTCGCCTCGGCCGGGATGCCGTTGGCCTCGCGCCAGGCGGTGACTTGCTCGGGAGTTGCGTCTTGCGCCAAGGGTGTAGCCGCCGTGTTCGACCGAATCTTGTTCTTCGCCTCGATCAGCGCTTTTCCGATCAGGCCAGGCTCGGCATAGCGGCCCAGCTCTTCGGCAACCTTCGCGTCGCCACCGGAGAGCTTATCCCGCCAATTCTCGGGCCAAACAATATTGTCGCCAGCAGCGCCGTCCCCGGCGGCAGCAGCGGCGGCGGCGGCGGCAGCAGCGTCATCGCCACCTTTCGCGGCGGCGGCAGCGGCGGCGGCCGTAGCGGCGGCGTCGCTCCCCGTGCCGGTGTCACCAGTATTCCCCGTGTCCCCTGTTGCGGCAGCAGCTTCACTCATTTTTCTTGATCCTTGTTCAGTTGGAGGTTGGCCAGCTTAACGATCTGGTTGCCGACGAAGCGACGGCCTTCGGCGAAGTCTGATTCTCGGCCGCCGCCCGGACCGGGCCGGAAAGACATATCGTTTCTTGCGGAAATGACCTCGAGAATGAACTCCATGGCCCGTATCTGTTGGTCCGGCGTTGCCGTGCCGTGGCGCAGCGCCTTCATGGCGTTGACGTCCGCCGGCACGTACTTGACCGGCATCCATGCCGCTGGTGCCTTAGCCATCGATCAACGCGTCTATGCCGGCGTCCTTGACCGCGGCGGCGCCCTTGCCGGCCTGCTCGGCGACTTGGCCGGCGCGCTCGACTTGGTTCATGGTGTTCGTCGCCTCGGCCGCGGCGTCCTGCTCGGCCCCCATTTTGTCCATCACATCGTCGTCGCGGGTCCAGCGGGCCGGCACGCCGGCGCCCATCAGGGCGTCGCGCAAGGCCACTCGGCCGTCGACCATGTTGAGCAGCTTCGGGTCGACCTGGACGGCATCGCTGAGAAGCTGGCGGGCCTCTACATAGACCTGGGCGCTCTTGCGCTCCTCGTTTTCCTGCAGCGGTGAGATAAACTTGAAGTTGATGTTCTCGCCCCGAAGCTCCTCGGGCATGTCCTGCGGCGGGCCGAAGGCGCGGTTCACCATCAGGGTGTCGAAGATCGATTCACACAGGTTGCCGTTGTACTCGTCCTCCAGCGGCTCGAAGAGCGGCAGCGCCTGGCGGATGTATTCCTGAATCCGCTGCGATGTCTCGAAGGCCGTCATGTCGCTCCGCTCGGCCGGCGGCAGCGTGAGCTTATTGAGAAAGAACGCCTCGGCGATCATTTCGCGCGCCCGGGCTTCGGCGTCATTCCCCAGCGGCAGGCCGCGCATGTCCAGGGGGATCGGCCGCAGGACTTCGCCCAGCTTCTCGTCGTACTCCGCGTCGACCCAGGTCATGCCGCCACCCCACAGCTCGAGGTCCGACTTGATCATGTTGGCCTGGCCGATCATGGGCGGTTGCACCACCTTCTCGGCCGCGTCCAGCATGGTGTAGGCCATCGCCTGGATCATGCGGGCGTCGGGCAGGGCCGCGATCACCGCCGCCGAATAAGCATACTGCGAGCCCGATATCGTGACCCAGCGCGGGATCGTGTAGCGGAAGAGCTTGCTCGGCTTGTCTTGTATGACGTGCCGGTTGGCCACGTCGATGAAGTAGGACCGATATTTGAAGCCGCGCTCGTTCTTCGGCGCATCCGGTGCCCGCTCGGTCGGGACCATGACGTGCCGGCACTCGAACTCGGTGTACGGGTTGCGCCCGGCTTCCAGCTCGCGGGCGACATCCTGGTGCACGTTTTTGATGCCGAAGTCATAGACCAGATCGCGCGCCGTCGGCTTCCACTTGCGATGTACGGTGTCGATCTCGCCGTCAGCGTTCTCGACCCACGCGGTGTCGCGCAGATGGTAATTGCGGAAGAGCAGGGCCGTTCCGTCGCGGTTCATGTCGGTGTAGAGCACCGCCTGGCCGAAGGCGGCGAAGTCGGCGTCGCCCTGCTTGGTCGCCCGGATGAATTGCGTTACCCGGTCGTACATCGCCCGATACATCAGGCCGGACGCCCATTCCAGCCACTTGCGGCCCCGGCCCTCGTCGAGATCTTTCTTCCCCGTACGGATGCCAAACCAGTGCGTCCCGCGCTGGCGCAACATGGCAGAGATCGCGTTGGTCATGTCCCGGTGCGCGAGCATCGGGTAGGACGTGGACAGGCCGGCCGTCATGTCGTCGCCTGGGTCTATCCTGACCGTGAAGTCGGCGCGGAGCGGGTAGAAGTTTTCGCCGATCTCCTGCCACAGATTCATGAGCGATGATCGCTTGCTGAAAAGGTTATCGCCCTGTTTGATCAGCTCTTCGGCGCGGCTATCCATTAGCCAAGCACCGTGTCCACCGGCCGAGGCGCCGTGTTGATGGTCGATAGCCGTCCCGACCGCTGGCGTATGGCGGAATATTCGCGGCGCTTCGTGGTCTTCACCGCCAAATCATCAGGCACCGGCGCAACGGCGGGCTCGGGTATTTCAGGCAGCGCCGCTACAGGCGCGGGTTTCTTGCCACCAAAGCCGGGAAATCTCATCGGTTCCTCCTCAAATATTGATGCAACTGCCAGGGCGTTAAGGCAAAAGACCGAACGCTCAGCACCGCCTTGGCCATCCCGACGCAATTCGCGACAGAGAACGCCGATCGCGGCGCCAGGTCTCGCTGCTCTGTCTCAACGACGGTGAACCCCTGATCGCGGTAGAATTTGACCATGTCGAACTCTTTGGGCGCCACCGGCTCGATCTGCGGCACGCCTTCGCAAGCATCGACAATCGTCCAGCAATGATCGCCAAGCAGCACGACGAACACATGCCGAAAGCCCGGCTTAAGCAATCGGTCCAGGATGTGGCCCCCGTGATCGTGAAAGACTGCTAGGGCGCGCATCTATGGGCGATTATGCCGCGTCGTCGTCTGGGCCGAAGATCGCATCTTTGGCATCCTGCTTGTTTTTAGTCCGCACGATCATGTTGCGGGCAAAGTCTTCCACTGGGTAGCCCTTCAATTCCACGCCGCCCATCCAGTCCGCTATGGCGCGGCCATCATCGGTCCACACAACGAGAGCATAGCCGGTCAAGTTGGTGCCTAGCGCGCGCTGGGCGGCGCCTGTGAAGGCGCGTAATTCACGGCGCACACTCTTGGCCCGGCGGCGCGCCCTATTCGTCTTATGAAGCGCAAGCGAAACAGGCTTTGCCATCACCTCTTACCCCGGCGATCCTTGCCCCGGCGATCCTTGCTCCGGCTGGTGACCACCTTCGGCGCGCG